GATAACGGCGGCGGATGCTATGCACTATTTCAGCTTGAATGGGCTTACGTCTGACATTCCGGTGTCTATTGAAACAGGCGGAGGGTTGGTGCTTTTGGGTAGGAAATTTTTAAAACAAAAGTGCTCGAAGTATACGCCTTACACTTTGATCTTTTTAAATGCTTACGGGGGATGGGATAGCTTTACCTTTGTCAATGGCAATGTGTTAATAGATAATGAAAAGAAGAAATTTGAGCGTAGCGAATGGGTGCTGAATGGGTTTAATATGGTTGACCGCATCGGCAAGGTAAGATATGAGGGCATGAAAACCTACGGGGTGAAGTTCAAAACAAAGATGAAACTGACAACGGACATTTTAAATACTGAGGAATACAAATGGCTGTTTGAGTTGATAGTATCTCCTTTGGTTTATTTGTGGGATAAGCAGAGCGGCTTGTTTCATCCGGTGCAGATTACTGATACGAACTATGAGATGAAAAACAGCCTGCAGAATAAGACAGAAACATTGGATGTTAATATAGATGTTTACGATCAAAATACACAATACCGATGATCTATGAACTTTTTTTGGAGGGTGAGCTTGCTGATATTCGGCAGGATCTTGGGATGCAGCTTAACTATAATATTGATGATATTAATAAGTACGGCAGCAGGGATACGTCATTCAGCAAAACGATTGTGCTACCGGGTACGGCAAAGAATAACAGGTTGCTTGGCTTTGTTGGGGAGCTTGGGAGTTTTAATACTTATGCGGGCGGGGCGGCTAATATAGGATCCAATTTTAACCCTGCGCAAACCACAAAGGCGGAGTTAAGGGCAAACGGATTATTGTTATTAAAGGGCGTTTTTAGGCTCACAGGGATCGTAAGAGATCGGGACATGATTGAGTATGAGGGTAATTTGTTTGGTGAGCTTGGGGGCTTTATTGCGAACATAGGTAGGGGGAAGTTGGAGGAGTTGGATTTCAATGCGTACAATCACAATTATACTTATGCTAATATTGTGAATAGTTGGAATACAATTAATGGATCGGGATATTACTACCCGCTCATTGATTACGGCACATATAGCAATCAGAAGATAGATTACGATTACCGGACTTTCCGCCCTGCGTTATTCGTAAAAGAATATATTGATAAGATTTTTGAGGGGAGCGGGTATACTTATGAAAGCAACTTTTTCGACTCTGCATTTTTTAAGAAACTGATAATACCTTCGAATACTAAGGAATTAAAAGGTTTATTTAGTGATTTATTGGATGTATCCGCATCAAAAGTAATATGGGAGCAAACATTAGGAACTCAGGAAAAAAGTTATATTATAAATTTTAATTCAGAAAGTTTAAAAAGAAGTTTTACCGGAACAGGCAATCCTGATTATACATATACAGGATCAAATGCAACTTTAAATTTTAAATATAAAATAACAGGTTTCGCAGAGTGGAATACATTTACGATAGGATATATTTACATTCGTCTTATTAAAAATTCAACTGTAATAAAACAATACGCAATTACAAGAGCCAATTTTACATTTGAAGGCTTTATAAATATAGAAGATGAAATTAATGTAGATTTATTAAACAATGATAAAATATATTTTGATGTAGTTTATAATGGTCCAAAAGCATACGAAGGGATAACCTTTAATAGATTGGAAGTTAAATCATTAAACCCAATAGTCACAGATGTTACCGTTAATGAACCTATCCTAATGAAATACGCAATCCCTCGCAATGTATTCCAAAAGGATTTCTTTACGTGGATTGTGCAAATGTTTAATCTTTATGTCACTGAGGATAAGGTAAAAGAAAAGCATTTGATTATTGAGCCTTATGTTGATTATTATGATTTAACGGAATCGGTTGACTGGACTTATAAGGTAGCGCGTGACAAACCTTGGCAGATAAAGCCTATGGGTATGCTTGCGAGTAGGTTTTATGAATACAAATACAAAGACGATACCGATTTTTATAATGAAGGTTATAATAAAAAGTACAATCAACCTTACGGCACAAATTTGCAAGATACTCGTTTCCAGTTTGCGAAAGCAAAACAGACTTTGGAGGTTGGGTTTTCCCCTTCGGTATTGGTTGAGTATTTGAATAGGGATAAAGTTGTAAGTGCACTTTATAAAAAGTCAAAAGGCGGTAGCGTAGATCAGGAGGAGCGTATGGATACTAACATACGCATCATGATGGCAAAAAAGATTACAGGGGTTACAAGTTGGCAGATAGTTAATACAGGCGCAAGTCAGGATTCAACACCTGCATCCATCGGCGCGAGCTTAACAGCTTACGGATATGCCGGGCATTTTGACGATCCTAAGAACCCTACAAAAGATATAAACTTTGGGGCGGCTGATGAGATTTATTGCGATCCAAATGTGTATCCAACTAACAATTTATTTAACGATTATTGGAGCGGGTATATTGGTGAAATAGCGGATAAGGATAGTAAGATACTTACGTGCCACGTTTATTTAACGGATTTGGACATAGCGCAATTAGATTTCAGCAAACCTGTATTTATTGATGGTGTGTTGTGGCGGATTAATAAGATTATGGATTTTGACGCATCGAGCGGTGAATTAACAAAGGTTGAACTTTTAAAAGTAATAAATAATGGCTAAGAAAGAGGTTGGCGTAAAGGTAAAAGTCGATACAGGTGAAGCGCAGGATAGTGTTGGCAAACTTAATGAAGATTTAAAAAAGACCGGACAGGCGGCAGATAAGGCGGGGGACGCTGCTAAGAAAAGCACCGGTATGTTTTCAACACTCGGCAATGCTGTCAAAGCATTGGGGATTGTTACCGTTATTGCTGGGGCGTTTAATTTCTTTAAGGAAGCCTTAAATAAAAATCAAAAGGTTGCAGATACTTTAGCGGCAGTGTTTGGCACTATCGCATCCGTATTAAATCAGATCATTAATGTAGTTATTAATGTAACGAGTCAGGTAAGCAAAAGTACTAACGGCTTTGATGCACTCGGCAAAGTGTTGAGCGGCATATTGACATTGGTATTAACGCCTTTTAAAGCTGCTTTCTTTGCTATTAAACTAACGGTGCGGGAGCTTCAGCTTGCTTGGGAGGACTCGTTCTTAGGTGATAAGGATCAGGTCAAAATAAAGGAACTTACTAAAAGCATAAATGAAACAAAGGAGAGCCTTATTGGTGTCGGCAAAGATGCTGTAAATGCGGGCAAGGATATTGCCACTAATTTCATTGATGCAGCAAAGAGCATAGGTGATGTTGTGTCAGGGACTATTGATGGGGTTAAAAAGATAGATGTCGGTGCAACATTTGAACAACAAAAGGCCATTATAAGATTAAAAAATAGTGCTGAATTGGCAGCAGCTACTTTAGCTGGTTTGGTTGAAAAATATGATAGACAGGCTGAGGCACAAAGGCAAATAAGAGATGATGAAACCAAAAGTATTGACGATAGGATTAAAGCTAATAATAAGCTTGGTAAGATTTTAGAATTACAAAGGAAAGCACAATTAGCACAGGCAGCTCAAATACTCGCAGCGGCTCAAGCTGAAGCGAATGCTGATAAGACAAATATTCAATTGCAAAAGGCTGTTATTGATGCAAAGAATAATGTCGCTGCTGTCGAAGCTCAAATAACAGGTCTGCTATCTGAGCAAAAAGTTAATGCTGTAGGACTTGCTAAAATAAAGATTGAGCTTGCAAAGCAGGAAGCACAGGCATTAAATCAAAGGACATTAAATGAACAAAAGGCGGCGGCAGAGTTAATAAAAAATGAGAACGATAAACTTGCTGAAAAGAAAAGGATTTTTGAGGAGGAAAAGAAATTAGAGATAGCACGTTTGCAGGCTAACGTGGATGCTGTAAATGTAGGAACAGAAGCGCGTACGGCTGCCGAAATAGAATTAGCAAATAAGAAATCAGAATTAGCCATACAGGGTCAGGCGTTAGATCGGCAAATACTTGAGACGGGATTAAATACACAGCTTGAGCAAATCAATAAACAAAAGGAATTTTATCAAAACGATTTTCAGATGCGGGCGGATCTTATAAATCAGGAGGCATTATTACTTGAGGAGCAGTTTCAAAAAAAGCTTATTACTGATCAACAATATTTAGACGCTAAAAGAAATATAACGGCTCAGGAGAATCAGCTTGAAATGGATAAGTTGAACGCTAAGAAACAAGCCACGGACGCAATCATAGGTTTATTTGGTGCTGAGACAGAAGTAGGCAGAGCCGCAACGGTTATAAAACAAGTTTTAGCAGCACAGGAAATGATAATGGAAGCAAAGAAAACTATCTTCTTTGGAAAAACTGCATTGGCTAAGGGGGCTGTTGCAATTGCTGAGGGATCTGCGCAAACTGCTAAAATAGGATTTCCGCAAAACATCCCTATGCTTATTGGGTACGCTGTACAAGCCGCTGGTATTATAATGGCTATCAGGCAAGCGGTAAGGGGCGTTAGCGGTGCAACAGGTGGAATGGGTGGATCAGCAGGCGGAGGCAGCATATCTACAACTGCCCCTGTTTCTCCAGCACCTTCTCCACAGGTTGAAGCAACGCAAGTAAACACCGCAGCGGTCAATCAAATGGGCAACAGAGCCGCGCGGGCGTATGTATTGAATAGCGACATTCAGAATGAACAACAAAGAAATGCGTATATAGATAGGAACGCATCAATAGGAAACCCTTAAATTTGATATTATGGACAAAGGATTACCGGTTTATAAATTAACGATTAACGAAGATATTGAGAGTCAGGTGGAAGTGGATGCGGTGGCACTCGTTGACGTGCCTGCCATAGGTGAGGGGTTTTTTGCGTTTAGCGAGCAGGAGTTTCAATCTTATGACGATTACCCGAAAGCGGCAAGCGAAAACGCTAAAGCTGCTTTGAGATGGGCAGATGAAAATGGATGGGGGTCGTGTGGAACTCCTGTGGGCAAAAAACGCGCGAACGATCTCGCAGATGGTCGTGCCATTTCAAGGGATACTATCGCTCGCATGGCTGCATTTGAAAGGCATAGGCAAAACAGCGATAAACCTTTGGGGGATGGGTGCGGGCGTTTGATGTGGTTAGCGTGGGGCGGTGATGAAGGTATTGAATGGGCGCAAAGAAAACTGGAGCAAATAGATCGTGAAAAGAAATTCCAATTCGCGGTGGTTAATGAAGAGGAGCGGGTTGTCGTAGGGCCGGCCATGATCCCGGACAAGCCGATATATCGTATCGATCCGGACGGCAAAGAATATTACGTTTATTTCCCGAAAGAGTCTATCAAGACGATTGCCGAAAAGTTTTATCGCAAGGGCTTCCAAAACAATGGCAACGAGATGCATGATGGGGCAAAGCCTGTAGACATGGTGTTTTATATGTCATGGATCGCGGACGATAGCAAAGGCATTCCTAAGATGAAGCAGTTTGAAAACCTACCTGACGGCACATGGTTTTTAGGGGCTAAGATTATGAGTGAAGATGCGTGGGCAAAAGTTAAAGACGGCACATTCAGAGGTTTTAGCGTGGAGGGTGAGTTCAATATGTCACCTATCAAAATGAGATCAAAGGAAGAGTCTATTATTGATGAACTTAAAGAATTATTAAGAGATGCCATCTAACGCGCAACCAATTCCGCAGGGTGCTATCGCAATGCAGCCGATAGAAGATTTCGTTGTATCTCTGACAGCACCAATAAAGCCGGGGACATCTACCTACACAAATACTGCTTTTATCTTTGCACCTTCGGTATTTATTGACGGGCTTTTATTAACTTACGAAGTGAGAGCCGATCGGAGGTATGTAAGTTTTGACGCAAGCACACAAACGATAACGATAAACAATGGATCCCTTAATGAAGGGGAAAGCGTACAAATATTTTATTAACAATTCAAACCAAACAAATGAAAATCTTAGTATTAACGCAATCATTCAGCGGGTGCGGGTATCATAGAATGATGTTACCGGTATCCTTAATGCAAAAAGAGAAAGCCCGCATCACAGATGTTTTTCCTGAAGAGTTCGATTACGATATTGTAAATATCAATAGGCTATGGCCGAAAGATGATATTTTTGAACTCCGCAAAAAGCATGGGTTCAAATTGGTAGTTGACGTAGATGACTTTTGGATCTTAGACAATCACCATTTAGATTTTGATACTTACAATGAGCATTTGATTGACATAAAAATTATCAAGCATTTAAAGGAGGCGGATCTGGTTACCTGCACACATGAGCGGTTAGCGGAAAGGGTTTATTACCATAATAAAAATGTGGAGATCCTACCGAACGCAATCCCTTATGGACAAAACCAATTTACAAGCGAGCGTAATGAATCTGATTTAGTTAGGTTATTTTGGGCGGGCGGAATATCGCATGAGGAAGATTTGAAGATATTAAGACCTGTGATGAAGCGGGTATTTAATAGTGATTTAAAGGATAAAGTAAAGGCAGTGCTTGGCGGGTATTCAGATAGCAATCAAACGGAGCAATATTATTGGAAGAGAATGGCTGCTTACTTTACGGCAGATGCTATGCTTAACAATATGGCATATAGAGGTTTGCCGGTATTCGAGTATTATCAAATGTACATGGAATCAGATATAAAACTGATCCCTTTGCGCAAAACTACCTTCAACGGGTATAAAAGTAATCTGAAGATACTTGAGGCGGCTGGCAAAGGTATCCCTGTGATCGTATCGAAAACTGATCCATATTTAGGCTTCCCCGGTGATGTGGTTTATTATGAGAATTGGGATAAGAACATCCGTGCGCTTGTTGAAGATGCAGATCTAAGGAAAGAAAGAGGTCGTTCGCTGTTCGAATATTGCGAAAAAAATTATAACTTTGAAGAGATTAATAATAAACGTAGAGAATTATTTTTGGGTTTGTTGTAATAGTTTCAAGTTTGAAGTTTAGTGTAATTCCCCCTGTATTTTGATACGGGGGTTTTTTATTTAAGTGCTTTATTTTCAGCTATTTACATTGACAAAATATCCATAATTTGATGTTTAGGTATATACTTACATGAATCCCGTAGAATTATTACAAAAAGTTAAGGCGTTGGTGTTTGAAGGTCAAATGCCCGCCGAAAAGCCAATGGGTGATATGCCTAAGGTTGAAGACAAAAAGAAAGAATTTGGCGGTTACACTCTCAAAGACGGCACTGAGGTTTACATTGACAAGCTCGAAGTAGGTGGTGTAGTTACCATTGAGCAAGAGACAATGTCACCCGCTCCTGCAGGTGAGCATGAGCTTGCTGATGGCACTATTATCGTTCTTGGCGAGGGTGGTGTGATCTCTGAGATCAAACCCGCGCCTGCTCCTGAGATTGCTCCTGAAGCCGCTCCTGTTGAGGCAGCAGTTTTACCCGCTCAAAACTTTGATGAAAAGTTCGCAGCTTACGATGCTAAATTCTCAGCTCTTGAGGAAGAGAACACAAACCTGAAAGCAGCATTTGCAAAAGCAGATGAAGCTATCAAAGGTCTGTTTGAATTGGTTGAAAAGCTCGTAAAAGAGCCAACAACAGAGCCGAGCGAACCTGTAAAGAATGGCTTCAAATTCGGAAAGCAAATCGATAATAAAGAAGAAAAATTACAATCACTTATTAACCTTTTTAAATAGTAAACAAAAATGGCATACAATGTAACGGGCTTAGCCGCATATACTAAGCAAAACGTAGATCTGCTGGTTAAGAACTCAGTTTTCGAAGCCAGAACACAAAAGGAAATCCTTGCATTAGGTAACGTTCGCGTAGGTGTTAAATCAAGCGAAGCAATTGGAAGAATGGATACTGATGTATTCTTTCAAGACGATTCTTCTTGCGGTTTCAACGCCAGCGGCACGACTACCTTCACGCAGCGTACACTTACCGTTGGCAAAGTGAAGGTGAACGAGATTCTTTGCGACAAAGACCTTGAGCCTTATTACACTCAGCAAGCTCTGAAAGCTGGTGGCGAATACACTTCAGCTGCTTTCGCTGCTGACTACACAGACCAAAAAGCTAAGAAAATAGCTGAGGCTTTAGAGGTTGCTTTGTGGACTGCTAACAGCACAGGTTCAGCTGGTTCTAACGGACTTTTAAATAAGTTCGATGGTATCAAAACTTTGATCACTGCCGCTGGTGGTTCAGTTGCAAATGCAAACACTACCGGATTCTACGGTACACCTGCAACAACTATCAACAGCCCTGCAATTGCTAAGGCTGCAGTTCTTGCGGTTATCAAAGCGTTACCTGCAAAAATCCAAGGTAAAGATGATGTACGCATTTTCGTAGGATGGGGAACTTTCTCTTATCTGATTCAGGCATACGTTGACCAAAACTTGTTCCATTATGCTCCAGATGCTAAATGGGATGACAACGCTGCGGTATTCACAGTACCCGGTACAAACTACAAAGTAATCCCTGTACACGGTTTGGATGCTGCTGATGCTGATGCTTGTATCTACGCTTTCAGAATGAGCAATATCTTCTTGGGTACTGACTTACTCGATGAAGAAAATAAGTTCTGGATCCGTTGGTCTGAAGATGATGAGAACATCAAATTCACTGCCCGCATGAAGATCGGAGTTCAGTTCGCTTTCGTAGATGAGCTGGTGAAGTTCGAAGCGTAATCATAAATCATAGGGAGGTGTAAAAGCCTCCCTTCACTTATAAAAATTTAATAAAATGCCTTGCGCACTTACATCCGGATACACATTAGATTGTAAAGACTCCAGCGGTGGTATCGTTGAAGTTTACTTTATCGAGAAAGGTAATGTAAGCTCAATGGTTGAAGCCAGTGGGGTTGTTACTGGGCTTACGAAAGCTCAGGGTAAAAGATTTTGGAAGTACGAACTTCCTAAGGAAACAGGATCATTAACAGAAACAATGACAGGTAATGTTCAGAACGGCACCGTGTTTTATGCTTCTGAATTGAAAGTAGTTGTTAATAAGTTATCTGTTGCAGTTCGTAATGAGATCAAATTATTAGCTCAAAATACTCTGATCGCCGTTGCTAAAGATAATAATGGGAAGTTCTGGTTGGTTGGAAGAAGAAACGGAATTGACCTTACTACAGGAACACTCGGAACTGGTACTGCATTTGGTGACAGATCAGGATTTGATCTCACTTTCGCAGGTAGTGAACCAGAACCATTGCTCGAAGTAAATAGCACCGTAGCGAGTGCGCTTGAAACAGCAGGATAAAGTTTTGTTTGTTTGGTTTTGAATTGTTAGCCCTGCCCTTTTGGGCGGGGTTTCTTTTTATCGGTATTTATATTTGTATGCTTAAATTTGTAAAAGGAATTACGTCAACATTGATTTGCACCTTAACGGAAAAGCAAACCATTACGGATGCGAATTACTTGTTTGTATTTACAAGCAGAGCGACTAACGATCAGGTGAAGTTCGTAAAGGTGAATGCCTTTGACGTATCGACAAATAAGGAGAGGTGGAATGAGTTTGCTATTGTGGTGAATGACTACTTTTTGAACTACGGTGAAAGTTGGTGGAAGTACGAGATTTATGAGCAAACGAGCACCACGAATTTAAACCCATCCGGACTTGGCTTACTTGAAACTGGATTGATGTTTTTAGATGACAATACAAATATGAGCTTCACTCAATATTCACAGGACGTTAAATTTAAGATATACGATGCATCCTAATGTAAGTTTTATAAAGTTCGCAGATGTAAAGCTGCCTGCAATGGTTGAGCTTCCCGGCAAAGGATATGTTCAATTCGGCGAAGATAATCTTTACCCTAACTTTTTACTTGAGAAGATAAACAAAAGCAGTAAGCATAATGGTATTGTATTAGGAAAGGTAAATTACATTATCGGCAATGGCATATCATATAAAAGCGGGCGCGAGAATATCACACCTAATAAGAACGAAACTCTCAATGATTTTCTCAAAAAAGTATCGATCGACATTGAGATTTTTGGTGGTGTATATATTGAGCTGCATTATAACGCACTGGGTCAGGTCGGAGCTATGTATCATGTGCCTTATCAAAAAGTAAGGGCAAACAAAGATCAGACGCAATATTATATAAAGGATTGGACGCAATCGGTAAGAGTGCAGCCTGAGATCGTAGCGGCGTATAATCCAGCGGTGAAGCAAGGGAAGCAGATTCTTTGCTATAAAGAATACAGACCGGGTTTGGATATCTATTCTTATCCTAATTACATCGGGGCTTTGAACTGGATAGAGATAGACATTGAATTAAGCAAATACCATTTGAGTACAATAAAGAATGGTATGTTTAGCAGCAAGTTGATCAACTTCAATGAGGGCAAACCTTCACCGGAAGAACAACAGGT